TGTCGATTTCAGTTTTTTGTTCTTCATATGGTTCAACTGGCAAGTATAGTGCGTCTCTCAAACGGTCAGTAAATGTTGCTTTGAAAACTAGAGCTTTTCTATCTTTGTAACTTTTAAGAAATCCATCTTTTTCAGCGCTGTAAAATACGACTAGTTTATTGTTTTCTTTCATGATTATTCTCCTTCGCCTTCGTTGTATTTTTTAAAGCTCAATGTCAAACCTGCGATACCAACAGCGATAACTGCTAGACCAAGAGTTGACATGATGCCCTCTTTTTCACCAGTATTTGGAAGGGTGCCACCGTAAACGGGTGTATTTGGTGCTTCTTTTGGCTCAGAATCGAGGTTGTAAGATACTGTGGCAGATTGTGCCTCTTTTTCTTTCGGAGCGTCTACGGGCTTGTTAGGAGTGTTTTCTGATGGTTTAGTTGGTTTAACTGGTTCACTTGGAATCTCGATAACCAATTCAGGTTTTTCAAGAATTGGTGCTGGTGGCATCATAGGGATATCTTCAAGATTGATTGAAGGTTTATCGTACACTGGAGCGTCAAACGGTACAGTTCCGCCGTTCCACTCTGGTTTATCGTATTTAGGAGCATCAAATGGAGTAGTCCCGCCGTGCCACTCTGGGAGTTCATATTTAGGCGCATCGTTTGGAATTTCAAATGTTGGCTCTGGTTTGTTTTCGCCTGATGCATCGCCACGGCCACCGACGAGTTGAACATAACTGTATGAAACAGCACCATCCGACTCAGCTTTTAACTCAACCTTATTGGTTGGATTAACGCTATCCTTAACTGCATTTGTCAGTTTGGTTTTATAGTTCAAGTAAATCATATGGTCAAGTCGATCCATTTTGATTTCAAAGCCATGCTCAGATTTGCTGATTGACTTAACTAAATCCATTGCTGAACCTTTATCAATCCATGGATTCACGCTCTCAATGTTCTTAACTTCAAAGAAGTTATCCACAAGGGTTTGATTGTCACTCATTGTGTCAATCAATGTCACATAATTCAACACACGTCTTGCGTAGTTAACACGGATAGTCCAGTTGATAACAGTTGGGTCATTCTCGTCTTGACTACCCCATTTAGAAAGTAATTCATCTTTACCAATTTCTTGTTCTTTGCCGATGTTGACGGTGATCACTGTCCCATTGAAGTTTACTGTGACTGGCTTGCCACTTTCGACCTTGTCTGTCCAAGTAGCGTCCATTTTAAGACTCATTTGCTTGTTAAGCGGATGAGATGCAAAGTAGTTGTTAAATACAGTAGTCACAGTATTGCTTGCTGTGTCTGTAGTAGCTTTACCAACAACTTGCTTGTCAGGATTGTAAACATCAAAGTCAAAGTTAGTTTGAAATTTCACCTCTTCAGGTAAAGTGAACTTAACCTTATCCCCTTCATTGATAGCCATATCGTCAGGGAATTTTACATCCTTGTATTCCACTGTGAAGCCTTGGTATTTACCAGTTCCTTGAGACTGGTCAACCTCAACATTAGGGTTAGATACTTGGATAGTGTCACCCTCTTTAACGAATGTAGTAGGTTGCGCTTCGACTGGCGCTGTAGTTTCTGCCACTGGTTGCGCTACTGGTGTTTCTGTAACCGGTGTAGGTTCTGCCACTGGTGCTGTTTCAACCACTGGTGTAGCAGTTTCTGCTGGTGCTACTTCGCTAGGTGTCACCGTAATATTCCCAGCATTATCAGCTGTGTAGACATTAGACGCTGCTGGTTGAGTGTCTGCCACTGGTTGAGTGGTTTCATCAGCTGATACTGCCCCAGCTCCAATCAATATAGCTGTAGCAATCGCTAGCGTGCCACAAAGACCGAATGCTTTAGTCTTAATGTAAGATGGTTTTGCAATTGTTTGTGAAATCATGGTATAATCTCCTTGTAAATGTTATTTCTTGCATGGGCCCTAACCCATGCTTTTTTAGTGCTTCAATCCGCACCCATAGCCCACCGTTTCATGTTTTTCAATGTTTTATTAGACTTATGAATGGGAAAATTAGGAAAAAAGTAATTTAGTAAAGATTTTTTTGGGGAAAGGTATAAGTTACACTCCACGGTGAGCCGTGGCTACGGATTGAAGATGGTAATATTATCGGTTTCCGTATTTTGCCAATAGCTCACGCTCACGTTGTTGGCGTGCTTCATATTTGCGTTCGTTTTCCTCGTATGGTGTCCATACTGGCTCAAAGAAATATTCTGGTTCTTGTTGTTTCTTGCTCCATAGCCAGCTAAATAGTTTTTTCATTGTTTATTCCTTTCTTTTCCCTAACCGCACTAGCGAACTAGTGAGGATTTTTTTCATAGATTTATATATATTTAAGGAGACAATTATGAATATCAAATCGTTGTAGTTTTCAGGTAGGTATTGCTTATATCTCCTCACTAGCTCACTGTTACGGCTAGGGATGTATTGCTATTTGAATCTGTTTCTGCTTTTCCACTCAATGAAGGACTTGAAACCTTCATAGTTGATAAAAACCAGTTTATGTGTTGGGTTGAATACGTAGTCCCGAAAATCTTTGTTATCCCTCATTTCTCTAATGAGGTTCTTTGCCATCGACTTCCCTAGACCTTCCCACCGCTGCATGAGGTGGTCATAGTCTCCCCACTCAGCCGTCTCGTTAACTCCGACTGGTTTGTAGGTAATTTCCATTTTTCAACTCCCTTTAATCGTCTTGTTCGATGATTGGTAGGATGTCGTTAGCTTTTAGCAATTCATACAAGAACAAGCGCCCTTTTTGTGTCCAAGTCGTTGTCATATTGACTTGAGCTTGACCGTTCTTATCCTTGTAATCAAATGTCGAACTATCGACATAGCCTTTACCCATGTGTTTCTTATACAAAATCCATTGACTATTGACCTTGTGCTGAACACCTAGATTATGCAAGATTGCATTGAATTTCTTGGCGCTCATGCCGTAATCTGCCGCAATCTGGGTAACACGCACCGCCCCTTTACTTTCTAGGATAATGTCGAAGTAGCGTACTTGTTCTTGTGCCAAGGCTAACTCAGCCTCTAGTTTCACCACTTTAGCTCGTTCGTCTTTAAGAGCTTGAAAGGCTGCAATGGCAAGGTCTGGGTCATTAAGTAGTTGGTCTGTAGCATACATGCCATGTTTGCGGATAGTCGGCAAAACCTCTGATGTAACCCAACGTTTAAACTCCTTGGCTTGCGGTAGTTTGCTGGATAGGATGAGCGAGTAAAGACCTGATTCGTTGATGATGGTCATTTTTTGAGTTCCGCCAAGGGTGCCCTGAATTGGGGCGTCCCTTTTATCTTCTTCCTCAACATGAGTAGCAATAGCATTTCTAGCTTTTGCATACCCGAGCACCTCTGCCACATCCTTACCTACAAAGTAAGGCTCATTGTTAATAGTTACTGTTCGGACATCTTGTCCGTGGAAGTTAAAAATTTCATTCATGGTGTTTCCTTTCTGATCTAAACCGTTAAGCGTTCTTGATTAAGAAATTTGTTGACGAAATACTGTTGACCCTTGCCAGTGACCTTAGTTGTCGTGTTGGTAGTTGTATGGCCGTCAGCGTGATTAATATTTGTTACTTTCAACTCAAACAGCTTTAATTGCATACTCTTTTGAGTTGGTTGATTCCAAGAATCCCCGCGGCGACTAATTAGATAGCCGTTAGAGCGTAGCCACTGAAAGAGCTTGTTTTGACCGATATCAATCCCGTTCTGTTTCAAGATTTTAGCCAGTTCGCCGATTAGACAAGATGACTTGCTAGCACTGACAGCGTCAGCGAACAGCACCTTAGGACGATCAGCCTCAATCTGTGCTTCTAGCTTATGGACTTTCTTGTCAGCCATTAGCAATGCCCTAGCCATGATTTTCTCTGGGCTATTGAAGTCTTTCTCGACTTGGATGAAATATTGACGTACTTCTTTTCCTTTGTCGGTTCGCTGAATCATGGCGATTTCTTTAGCCATGTCTAGCTTGATGATGTGGTCGGTTTGGTTGGTTGCGTTACCTTGAGCTGTTACTCTTTTTTGAGTAATAGCTAAGTAGTCTTCATTTTCGGTAAAACCAAACTCAGTCATGCGATTAAACCAGTCGTTATATCTAGTCTTAACTCCTAGTGTTTCGTGGAGCTGTCTACCAGATACCACTGGTTCGTGGTTTTCGTTTAAAGTTATATTGATTAAATTGTTCATGTATTATCCTTTCTGAATTCGTCTAAACTGACATCTAAAACGTCAGCGATTTTCGCCATTCTACTGAAAGAAATGCCTCTCTTTCCGATGTTCATCAACGTGTTATAGCTGATACCAGTCTTTTCAGCTAACTCTGTGACTGTCATTCCTCTGTCAATAAGTAACTTGCTTAAAGTTTTTTTCATGTTTAATCCCAAAACACAATATATAGTTTTTTATTGTATTGAAAACACAACATATTGTGTTATTCTATCCTTTCTGATATAATTGATTCATGACAAATGATTAAATAGGGCCTCTCATCTCCTTATGAAAATCGCTAGTCAAATATTATGGAAAGGGGAATTAATATGTCTACTACAAAAAAATTTGACTTAGTTGGTGATATAGCATTCTTTGCCACAGAAATTGATAATGATATTGCTATATCGACAGCGGCTGGAACATACTTTGGAAAATTACTTCCTGATAATCCTGATGAAACTTATGATGGTATAAAAAAATTTTTAGAGTTTCATAAAAATTTAAGCCATACTTTCGACGGCGACGAACCACTCGAAGCTATCCTCTTAGTAGATGTCACTTTGGTTACTAGTTCAAATCAAAAAATGACGATGCCATTTGTTTATTTGTTTATTGACCAAATAATCGGCGTCTCATGTGGCAAAATTCAAGATTAGAAACATTTGCTATTCTTTTAGAATCAATCGTTATATTCAAAATAGCGTTTGATTCTTTTTTCTTTCCACTATATGGATATCGTTTTGGTTTCATGTTTCTACTCCTCAATATTTCATTGAGGGCTGTTTTTTCTAGTTCATTCATTTTTTCAATCTTCTTTGTCACGGTTAAACCGTGATTTTATCTAAAAATTTAATATCGTTGTACGATATTTCAAACACTGATTCAATCTTCTTTAATTTTGGTATGTCTGGATACGTTTTATAATTTTCCCAATTTGACCACGTTTCTTTTGAAACACCAACTTTTTTGGCTGCCTGCTCTTGAGTCCAATTGTTTCGAACCCTCAACATTTTCAGCGTTAACTGTGTCATTCTTTCACCTCCTATCTAAATTCGTCCAAGCTGACCTCCAGTGCATCAGCTAATTTGCACATATTCGTCCAAGACATCTCTTTTAATCTTCCAGCTTTGAGATTTGAAAAATTAGATGGATGGACACCTGATTCCTTGGCTAAACGATACATCGACCAGCCTTTTATTTTTAATTGTTTTTCAATTTTATCCCACATCAAAAAATACCATATGTTGTGTTTTTCAAGCACATTAAATCCTTTCTTATACAATATGTTGAAAATCAAATATATTTGGGTTACAATATATCTTGATTAAGACCTCTCGCGTTTTAGTCAAAATCTAAACAGAAAGGAGGTTAACAATATGACTTTCAAAATCAACGGACTAGATGATTTTTCTAACCGTCTTGATCAGCTTTCAGAGAATGCTCAATCTGTTGCTGGTACACACGAATATTCTTTCAAAGAAATTTTCTCCGATCAATTCATGATTGAACACACAAATTTTTCAACCATTGATGAATTTTTACTATCAAGTCCAGAAAAAATATCCAATGCAGAGGAATTTGAAAAAGCAGATGAATCAATCCTTGATGTCTTTGTTTCTGAACAAACAAAATTCGATACTTGGAAAGAAATGATGTCTGCTGCAGCGCAAATCCTAATCATGAAGAAACTTGGTTTCTAATTTTAACTTGACCTCGTTAAGCCGTTTAATTGCTTCTTGCAATTCTTCGGCTTTTTTAGATACTTCTTGACTAACCTCGGCCAATTCCTCGACATTAGAAACATTGATGTCAATACTTAATTTATCCGTTTTGATTCTCCCTTTCTATGTTATTGTTACGGATATCGTTATTCAATTCAATAAAACGATCAATATTTTTTACTTTTACATTAACTGTGGCTCTTGGTTGTGTCAACCAAGGGTCCTTTTTCTTTTGCCTTCGGTTCAGCATACTGTCCTTCCTTTCTTTTGTTTTTGGTTAATTCCTTAACCTTGACTATATTTTATCACGGTTAAACCGTGATGTCAATAAAAAAATACGTTTTTTTTTATTTTTTTATCGTTCTCCTTTACTTTTTTACGTTTTAACCGTAAAATATAATGAAAGGAGCGATTTTTTATGGCATTAGGAAATAAAGAGATTATGTCTCGAAATATAAAATACTACCTTCAAAAATCTGGCAAAACCAGAAATGATCTAGTAGCTGATTTGAATTTGAAATATATGACCGTTTCTGACTGGATAAATGGAAAAACATATCCACGTATTGATAAAATAGAAATGCTCGCAAATTACTTCGGTGTGATGAAATCGGATCTTGTAGAGGATCGTTCAACAGCACAACAGATTGTTGAAAATTATATTGTCGACAAAATAGTTGATACAGTCAAAGAGCTCGCCCCAGAACCATACCAGCGTAATGTACTGACTTGTGCAGAGAGGCAACTTGAGGAGCAAAAGCAAGCTAAGAAGAGACTTGCTGAAGTCCATGAAGTGTCTGTCCAGTACTTCGCATACAACTACTACGACCAGCCTGTATCTGCTGGTACAGGACAATATTTAAACGAAGTACAGATAGAGACAATCCAGCTTCCTGTGAAGGTGGACGCTGATTTTGTTTGTCCGATTTACGGAGATTCGATGGAACCAGATTATAAATCTGGGGATTATGTCTTTGTCAAATTGACCGTAGAGCTTCCAAGTGGTACGGTTGGAGTATTTGACTACGAGGGAGAAGCATATATCAAACAACTTATTATAGAGAAAGATAAAGCGTATCTGAGAAGTTTCAATAAGAAATACAAAGATATACCGATTAATTCAGACAGTGATTTTAGGATCATCGGTAAAGTCGTGGATGTGTATAGAGGGAAATAAAAAAGGAGATTGAAATGTCTCACAAAAATCAAATTGAAATCTATCAATTTAACAGTCGTGCAAAATACTGGCTAGTTCGAGCAGAGGGTGGAAAGTATTACGATGATTTTAAATACAACCACTTCATTTCTATTCATCACAACCAAGTCACGCTTGCAGATTTACAGACTACTGACTTACTCCTCACAACAGAAAAAACTATAGAGCACTACAAGCAACAAATAGCAAGAGTGTATCAAGACAAAAGTCTATCAAAACACCAAATTACATTTACTGCTAAACGACTCTATAGCTTTATAGAAGATATGAGTGTAGGAGATTACGTCATAGTTCCATCATTCAAGTCGAACTATTTCTTGATTGGCCAAATTACAAGTGATGTCTATGAAAAAGATATCCCGAAAGAGCAACTAACCCTAAATCATGGCTACGAACAGTCTACGGATATCAAACGTCGAGAAGTAAAGTGGATTAACGAAGTGCCACGAAGAAAAGTAAATCCAAAATTTCTATACAGTACACTGACAGTCCATCACACTATCTTTAATATCACAGATTTATCAAAATACATCAACGGTCTCATATCTCCGCTTTACTTCAAAGATGGAAAATTACACCTTCAGTTGAGAGTTAATACTAATGAACCTATCACATCAAGTATGTGGAAAAATCTTTATTCTATTATCGATGAGTATAAGAACCCTGAAATTGATGAAGAAATTATTGCTACATCTAACGTAGAGAGTCCAGGGGAAATAAATCTACAATCCATAAGTCAATTCATATCGGACAATCATTGGATGCTGAACTCGGGCTTAATAGGACTAGGGCTTTTGTTTGGAGATATTGATATCAAAGGTATTAAAGTAAAAGGGCTTTTCCCTTATTTACAGCAAAGAAAAACAGCCAGATTGGAAGAACGCAAACTGACTGTAGAAGTTGAAACGATGGAAAAAGATGCTGCCCTGAAAGATATGCAGCGTGAACTAGAAATAGAAAAAACTCGTCAAGAATTAGAATTACTAAAAAATGTAAGAGCCTTTGAAATAACTGTCGACTCTCCTAATGTCTCTTACGAAAACGTAGCCCAAACGCAAATGGGTTTCGATGAGAATCAGGGTGAGGAATGATTTTTACAACTAGAATAAAAATCACAAAAGTTATTAAAATAATACCCCTGTCTAAAAAGAAAAGAGTGAGAGAAAAAATAGAATATAACAATAAATATCCCAAAAGGATTTGAATGTTTTTCATACCAACTCCTCCTCTTTGCTTTCTAAATTTGATTTTAGCAAAAACAAACTGTTTAGTAAAGGTAGATAAGGATGACCACCTAGTAAGACCTATTGCTATTTATTTCGAGGACTAAATAGATGTCCGTAGCGCTGATTAAAACACTCTTTTTTTAAATCAAGTTCTTTCTCGCCTGTTTTAATATCCATGCGGACTCTATCAGCAAATTCATTGTGGCGCAATTCCATTTCTTTTTTAGATTGCTCCATCTTTTGACGCTCTTGATTGATGTGAGTAAAAAAAGAAAACATATCATCGCCCTACCTTTCATCACTATTTTACAACGAACAATAGTAAAAAATCAACTGTTCCCATTTTGGAAACAACTCAAAATATCCCCACACTCTCCGACGGCCATCTTTGAGTGTGAGGATATGCATTACAGAAAAAACGTGTAAACTGGAAAACAGCCTTACATGTCCTTTTCTGTACCCATTTTATCAAAATTAAGGAGATATGACAATGTGGGTAGAAGAATTACCGAACGGAAAATATAAATATTTTGAAAGATACAAGGACACTTATACTGAGAAATGGAAACGGGTATCTGTAACGCTTAATAGTGGCTCAAATCGAGCAAAGAAAGAAGCTCAACGCTTACTTGATGATAAGATAGCTGAGAAGATGGCTAGCTTAAACACTACCGACGCATCATTTAACGATGTGTTGAACGAGTGGTGGGAATTTCACAAGAAAGGCATTCGAAGGACTTCGATTAGTTCCATGACCAGTAATGTCAGGTATGTCGAAGAGAATTTCGCTGTAGATGTCAAAATAGCAAACATTGATACACACTATATCCAACGCTTTATCAACGATGCCGATGTTCCACGTTCAATCCTTGAGCGTGTTAAATCTATTTTAAACCTTACCTTCGATTACGCTTGCACCGTTGGTTACATTCCTAGCAACCCTGCAAGACAAGCAAAACTTCCCAAGAAACAACAAACGATGGAAGATTACGACAAGATAAGAAATAAATTTCTAGAGATAGACACTGAACTACTTCCGCTACTTGCAGAATTACGAAAGCAAAAACGCACTTATAGAAATGCCATCCTTGCAGAGTTTCTCTTTGTCAGCGGTGCTCGAATCGGTGAAGCGGTAGCCCTTGAAACGTGCAATTACAGAAAAGAGGACGGCTACCTTGATATTTTTGGGACTCTTGATAGTGTCCAAGGCTACAAGAGGGCTAAGAAAGAACCACCTAAAACGCCAGCCGGCTACCGTAGCAATAAACTAACTAAACGTGAAATAGAATTGCTGGATGAAGCTATACAGATTCGTGATCTAAACAAGTCGTTATCAGACGATTGGGCGAACATGGATAGAGATTATATTTTTGTGACTGACAAGGGAGTGCCACTTCAACGGAACTCATTTAACAATTCTATCCAAGCTGCTAACAAGAGACTGGATAAGCCGATTAATAAACCGATATCATCACATATCTTCAGACATACGCTGGTCAGCTATCTAGCTGAGAATGGTGTCCCGTTAAAGGCTATCATGGATAGGGTTGGGCACGATGACAGTGATACCACAATGAAGATATATACCCACGTCACTAACAAAATGAAAAATAAAGTGGTTGAAATCATTGATAATTTGCCCCTTTCTTGCCCCTTAAAATAAAAAAAGACCTATCTACCAAGGTTTAACCCTTGATATGATAGGCTTTTTCTTTGAGTCTTATTTTACTGTGCGGGAAAG